TGTATATATTATGACCCTTTTCCCAAACATCCTTGGGGTGGTATTTGGGGGACTTGTATCCATGAAGATGTAAATGATTATATTGCTTTTCGGTGGCTTCCTTATGAGGATTATTCGGATGATGAGTTGATATTTAACGGAAATTTTGGGTGTAGGTTTTTCAAGTCAAAGCTGGAAAAAGGGGATAAAGGCGAAGAATTTGAGATTAAAGAAAAAAATAAAATAGGAGGTAAGCATGGAGCCAATTATTAATCCTTGGTTTTTTTATTTTCTTCATATTGCAGAAATGTTTCAGGGAGTTTCAATTGGGTTGTTTATTATTTTTAGTTGTGCAGTTTTTGGGGCGGGAATTTGGTTTTTTATAAAAAAAGATATGGATGAATTTTACGATAAAGAAAAAGAATACAAGGCTAGCAGAAGAATTATAAAACTTGCTGTTGTTGATATAATACTAATAATCTTTATGATTTTTGTCCCATCTCGAAAAACCCTTATTTCCATGTATGTAGCAAAGCATATTACAACCGATAATGTTCAAAAGGCATTAACAGTGGGGAAAGATTTTAAAGAAGAAATCAAAAAGGATATTTTTGAGTTGATTAATGGGATTACCAAAGAAAAAGAAAAAAAAGGAGGTGACTCATGAGTCGCAAAACACTTTTGGCTGTTATCGGAGTGATAACGGCGATCCTTGCATTCTTTTCGGAAGAATTCGGGCTAAATCTTGATGCTCAAGCAGTTATGGCCGGACTTTCAGTTGTGGTTCTCTATGTTCTTTTTGAGGCTAAATTAGATTTGAGGCGGTTTAAATTACAGGCGGGGCGGTTCAAAGACCCGAAGTTTTGGCTGGCGTTCATTTCGGTTTTGCTTGGAGCATTGAACGAACAGTTTGGACTAAACCTTCCAGCAGAGGCCATTATTGCTGTGTTAACTCTGATTATGGGTATCTTGTTCAAGGTGGACTTCAAGAAGGAATCAGCATGATTTTTCAGGACTTGTGGGATTGGGGTGGGGAAAGTATAATATGGGAGAAAACAAGGGATATATTAAAGCCTGTTTTTAACATGAGGAGATAACATGAAAAGTATAGATAAGGCCATGCTTTGGCAAGAAAAGCAAAACAAACCCTCATTGGTAGCTCGCGACCTTTGTCAATATGGGATTTCGGAAGAAACTGTTTATGATGTCCTTCTGCGACGCGGAATTTTTAAATGGTTAGCTGTCCGGAGAAAACTTATAAGACTAAAAGATAAATGGCGAAAAGAAATAACCTGGACTATTGAGAATATCAAGCTGGCAAAGAAGCAGGGAAGCCGAGAGGCATTATATTGGCATCGGGGATATTTGAAAGCATTAGAAGATTGTCGGAAAGCAATCCGGGAGTTATGTCATTCTGATCGGTGGCAGGCTCCTGATAACGATAAAAAAGCACAAGAATTTTTAAATAAAAAGGAAAGGAGGGAAAATAATGGGAGCTAACTATTATGCCCGGTATAATATTTGTCCAACTTGCGGGCGGTATGATGAGTTGCATATTTGTAAGAATAGTTTCGGATGGGAACCTCTGTTTCAGGCTTATCGAGAAGAGGAACATGGAGTTGAAATTAGGTCGTTTCGAGATTGGGTTAAATTTTTAAAGCAACCAAATGTGAAAATTGTGGATGAGTATGGTGATGAGATAAAGAAAGAGAATTTTATAAAGCTTTTGAAAATGAAGCATAGTGAGGAGAGCTTCAAGAGCCATCTAAAAAGCGGGGGATGTTGGGCAGATAAAGAAGGTTATGAATTCACTTATAGGGAATTTAGCTAAACAGGAGAGAAGCCAATGAAGAAAATCTATTTGGTTACTAGAGGTTATTATACCACTTATTGTATTTGTGGGGCTTACTCATCAAAAAGATTAGCAAAAAAGATGAAAAAATATTTTGGGGATGAGACAGAGGTTGAAGAGTGGCCTCTGGATATTACCTGGCCAAAAAGAAGAAAGAGATTTTATATCTCAATGAAAAGAAATGGACATATAGAAGAAATTACAACAGATAAGCCATTCAGTATTTTTGATTTCATGAAGGAAGTTGAAGTTGAGGATGGGATTGATGAAAGCTGGATATTTCTTATTTGGGCTAAGAATGAAAAACACGCCAAGAAAGTAGCTGAAAATTGGCGGAGAAAACTACTTTTGATGGAGGGGCCCGAAGGGAAAAAACTAATAAGATCACGAGGAAAGATATTGTGGGGCCGCAAAGGTAGATAAACCAATGAAAAAAGACCTAAATTATTATCTTAAGCTGAGATATACCATAGAATTAATCCCCATATCAAGAAAAGATGGAGGTGGGTGGCGGGCTGAGATTCCAGAATTGGGTAGATATGCTTTCGTAGGTGATGGTAAAACTATTGAAGAAGCCTTAGCTCAACTAGAAAAAGTTAAAAAAGATTATTTTGAGGATTGGTATAAAAAGGGGGCGGAGATTCCCGAGCCTGATAGCTATTGGGTTTACAGTGAAGAAATTGTTGTTGAGGAAAATTATTTTTTGGGCGTTAAACACGGGCTAGAATCAGCTCTTAATTGTATTAAGAACAAAAAAGAAAGAGCATTAAAAATGTTGAATAGTCCTGATGTTGTTATAATAAATAGGGTAGCTGAAAGAATAAGCTGTTGTGATGAGCTTATTAGAGAAATTTCCGGAGAAATACTCACCAAAGACAAGAAACAAGGGGGATAATAATGGATAAAAAAACACTAAAAGCCTTGAAAAAATCAATCGAGAAATGGGAAAAGATAGTTAGTGGAGAAGGAGAGGATAGAGGAGGCGAGAACTGTGCATTATGTGAATTGTTTGCAGAATATGAATGTGTCGGCTGCCCCGTTCACACTGAAATAGGAGAAACTAATTGCCAGGGAACACCATTTCACGAATGGGTAAATCATCATGAGGAAAAGCATCCTGAGAGTTTTTCAGAAACACTTAAGGTTGAGTGTCCCGAATGCAAAGAACTTGCTCAAAAAGAGCTGGAATTTCTAAAGAGTCTTTTACCTGAGCCGCAAAAAATAAAAAGAAGGAAAAGAAAATGGAAAAAGAAAAAGTAAGAAAAGATGTTTCAATCTCTCTTGTTCCTCATAGTGACGATGTTCCCGAATCCGACATACTCGGAGTAAAAGAGAGGCTTCAGCAATCTTTGGATGGGCTTGGTGTTGGCTATATTTTTCAGGAAGATGGTAAGGAGTATAAGTTTATACTTGAGAATGATGTTCGAGAGACAGTCTTCCATCACTTACTTACTACTATTAGAACGATCACTCTTGAGCGTGAGGTAGAAGCGATCATTTCCCATGTGGACGAAGAATGATTATTAAAGAATTTCTAAAGTTTGTTCGTCGAGGAGAAATCCCTCCTTTTCCTCTATGTATTCCTCCATCACGTTATTATGATACCGAGATTTTCAATGCTCGCCGTGAATGTATAGCAAAAGGCATGTGGGCGATTGTAAATTTGCACTGGACGAAGTTTCTTGTAGATTGGATAGGCAGTAGAAAGGTTCTTGAGGTTATGGCTGGGGCAGGATGGTTAGCAAAGGCTTTGGCTATTCATGGTTGTGACATAGTTGCCACGGATAGTGGGGCCTGGGAAGCATCGTGGCATAAAGAAGCAAAACTCGTTTTTCCAATAGAAAAATTGGATGGCGTTCAAGCGGTTAAGAAATATCATGACAGAGATATTTTACTCGTCTCTTGGCCGCCCTATAATGATCAGGAAATTTGTAGAATTTGCGAGAGGTGGGCAAAGACTATAATTTATATCGGTGAGTTGGAAGATGGGTGTTGTGCTCCGCATGAGTTTTTTGATAATTTTCGCATAGAGGAAGATGCGAATACTCTTCATATTCCTTTTCCTTCATGGCCTTGCATACATGACACAATATGTATTGGCTATTATGACAACAAAAAAGGAGGGTTAAAATGAAACTTGTCTTATCTGTGGATAAAAAGAAAGCTTACGAAGACATCAAAGAAAATTTCCTTGAATATGGCCTACTTGAGCAATGCAAAAAATGTCAGCATCTTGGAAACAAATGCCCGGGTCAATACAATGCGCCGGGAATCACTTATTTTTGGTGTGCTGATTATAAGGAGAGGGGAAAATGAAAATATTATCGTTTATTTTGGGATATTTTGCAGGTGTTTTAGCGGTCGGGTTCATCTCGTTGTTGTTGGCATTAATTTACATGGCTTTAAGAAAAGGGATTTGGCTAGTAAAAGAGTGGCGGGAATATGGAGACTTGTTTGATTTATTTTGTGGAATTAGTCTTATATGTGGTGGATTAGCAATGAGTTTAATTTTAATAGGGGGAATTTTAACAGCAATAATTTCTTTGTGAAAAAGGAGGGAAAATGGAAGAAGCGATAAAAAGAAAAGAGCGGTCATTGGTTGAAAAAACGGTTAAAAGGCTTAACAAAGAATCCTGCTGGTGCGGATCGGCAGAGGGGAAAATGGCACAGATTGCTACTGCTCATGGATTTGACAAGGGGATATATCGAATAATCAAATCCGTTTGGGATTTTATAACAAAAGAGGAGCTGGAAGGGCTTTTGAATTTTAATGAAGTTCCGAATGATTCGCCCTGTGTTATTGAGGTTTGGGTGTGGGATTCTCAGAATCCGTGGGCGAGAGAGCCAAAGGAAAGGCACAAGCTATTTTATAACGAACCGAACCAACGGATTAGTGATGAACTTCAAAAAATCATTAGGTAAAAATGGCTTGTCAAGTAAAAATACCCAAAATTTGATATGAAATACCCAAGATTTCGTTTCATATATGCAAATTTCATCTCGATTTTTCATATTTTTAAATTTTGGCCTCAAAACCCATGTTATAATATATATAGGGTTGATGATGGGAAACCAAAAGACCGTTGTTTGTATTCGTTGCAAAGACGAGATTTTGAAAGAATATGCCATCAAAATAGATGAGGATGCTTTTATATGCGGATATTGCCAAGCGGTTCTTTTTGGGAAACCATTGGAGAATTGGCCACCCAAAATTACAAGACAGGAACTTCGAGAGATAAGGCGGAAAAGATGAGGATAGTTACTAAGGAAGAGAAAATACGAAACATTGCACAGACATGGAAAGAGGTGTATTGTCAGGAAGAAGAATGGATATATGGAGAAAGCAAAAAGAAAATATATGAAAAACTAATCAAAGAAAAACCAAAAACGGAAAAAGAGGTAATCCGAATAATTGGAAACAATAGTTGGACAGAAAACATTTGTCATGAATGCGGGAAGGATGTGGAAATAACAATAGAATTGGGCGGTTTTTTTGATGAATGGGATAATTTTATAACTTTTATTTGTGAAGACTGTTTGAGGAAGGCCTTGGCTTTAATAGAAAAATACAAATCAGAACGAAGATGAGCAATACAAGACGACGGTGGGAATTCATATTGAAATTTAGCATGTTTACCATCTTAGCGGAGATGCACGGAATACATTTTATTCCGACATCATTTCTCCGGACTGCAGAAGAGCAAAGGAAATTATATAAAGCCGGCAAGTCACTTTGTGATGGTCAAAAGAAAGTCTCTAAGCACCAAATGGGTCGAGCCATGGATATTGTAATTATAGATGCGGATAATAACCCAGTATGGGAAGAAACGCAAGAATATGAGATTTTAGGCGACCTTTGGCGAAAGTTAGGTGGGACCTGGGGCGGGGATTGGTATAAAGAAGGGAAGACCAAGTTTAATGACCAGTATCATTTTGAATATTAGAAAAAATGTCAGTATTTATTGAAGATGAGCAGTTTATTTACACGTGCCCTCGATGTGGGAGATATTGTATAGATTATGACCATCATCAAAGACGCTGGCGATGTTTATGGAGAGATTGTCTATGGATTGCTAAAGAAGAGAGCGGTAAAGATGATTATAAGGAACTAGGTAAAAAACCCAAATGGCATTGTTTTTATGTTGAAATACAGGATAGAAATAAATGATAAAAGAAATTAGTGGTCAAAAAATTTGGATTGTTGGAAATATCGAGAAAGAAATTGATAATGAAATGATATGGAATTTTTGTGGAGCTTATTCTACAAAAGAAAAAGCAGAAGAAATTGCAAAGAGATTTAAAAATTCATTTATAGGGCCGGTCAAAATAGATGATGAAAGCCCAGCCGGGGAAGAAATAGTTGATTGGCCGGGAGCTTATTATTTAAAATGAAGTGGCGGGTCAATAGTGTTGAGAAAAGATGAGCCACAGGTGGGCGGTGGCCGACACTAAAGCAAATGAAATATTTTAGGAAATATTTCGAGACTCCGGAAATCAACCTTTACCCCATTGGTGATTTTCACTATGGAAGCCGCCAATGCGATGTAAAATTTATTCGCAAAACGATTGAGATTATCAAGAATGACCCGATAGGCTGGTGGGTAGGAATGGGCGATTTGATGGAAAATGCGATAATCGGGTCGAAGTCGGATGTCTACCTCCAGCGCATTCCCCCAGAAGAACAGATTGAAACTCTTGTTGAATTGCTGGAGCCAATAAAAGACAAGGCTCTTTTTCTTATTGCCGGCAATCATGAGCAAAGGACAATGCGGGTAGTCGGCCTGATTCCCGAACAAATCATCGCTAGCCGGCTCATGATTCCTTACAAGGGTTATAGTTGTTATGCTGATTTGATTCTTAACTCAAAAACTCCGAAAGGATTTAAGTGTTATTTTCATCACAATTATGGTGGCGGTTATACGGCCGGGGGGAAAGTAAACAAGGCAAATCAATTGCGAAAGATAGTCCCCACGGCGGATGCTATTTTTTCGGGACATTTTCATATTACATCCCGGATTCCCGTCCAATGGTTTGACACCGGGAAAAAAGGTGTTATAGAACATATTGGGTATGATTATATTACAGGATCGGCACTCCGATGGCATGATAGTTACGCGGAAGAAAAGGCGAAACCACCAGCGGTAAATGAGTTTATCATGGTAAATTTCAAGGGAAGCACCACCGGGCGAATAGATAATCGAGAACAAAATTATCATATTATTAAACCGTAATGACTAAAGAGGCAAAAGAAACGGTGAAAAAAGTCATTATAGCCGCAGTTTTTATTTTGGCTGTTTTTGCCTTTGGTCAGATATATATTCAAGAAGGCAATTATCTCCAGCAGACCCAATTTGAGAGTATCCGGATTATCAGGGAAAGCACTCAGCTTCACAATCTTTTTGTAAAGCTGATGTCCGGGGTGGTTTATTGTTATTCTGGAAGCTCGAAAACTACGGGATTCTTTGTTTCTAAAGATGGATGGATATTGACTGCTGGGCATAAAGTAGATCGGGATTTTCCAAGGGCAAATAAAATTCATGTTATTTTTAATCGTCACCAAACAATAGAGGCCTTAGAATCAAGCAATATAATTATTGCTAAAGGTCTTGATCTTGTGGCATTCAAAATAAACCACCAGCCTAAATTTTATTTTAAAGAGTTTCGCAATCCTCGCCTTTTTGAGGAATGCTGGATTTTTGGGTTTCGCGGCGTGGCTGATATCGTTCCGAGTGGGCCCGGATATGTTACTTATAACACTCACAAACCAGCCATGTTTTATTTGACGGCAAGGATTTATTTTGGCAATTCTGGTTCCCCCGTTATTAATCGAAAAGGTGAAGTGTTGGGAGTGGCGGTGGAGGGTTATAAAAATTGGGATACAAATTTCATTCCCGGCAAAGTAGTAAAGACATTTATTGAGTCAATAAACAAAAGAGGGGAATAAATGGGCATTTTAAGAGCCTGTCCTTATCGGTTCGGGAAAAAGATAATAGACGAAATTCACGGTTGGTGGCTTACTTTACAAATTATGAGAGACAAAGAATTAAGGAAGTCTTTAAAACAAGCCATGAAAGAAATAGAAGAAGGCAAGTTTTTAACCAAAGAAGATGTTTTTAATGAAGATGATTAAATTCCGTAAAATGATTTAAGTAATGAACAAATTCGCTAAAATCTTGACTGCTATTAGTAATATCATGCGGTCGGGATTATTACTTATTCTGGTATTGGCTTTAATCTGGGGGATAATTTATATTCAACGGTGCAATAAAGAACGCTCATATGTGCAATATAATGCAAATAAAGCAAAACTTATTGGCAACTATACTGCACAAAAAGTCGAGAAGAAGACTTATAGGCCGCCGGTAGTTAAAACTCCTATTACTCCAGATAAGCCACCGGTAGAGAAAAAGAAATTACCTGTTCACCCCAAGGTAGTAAAAAGAACGATTGAGGTAAAAACCGAAACGCCGGAAAAGAAGGAAACGAAAATTACATTGGTCGAGGACAAAAAGGGTAATATTTATGTCATTGACAATAAAGACAAGGCCAAAATCACCGTTACTGAATGGAAACCAAAGATAGCTGATTTTGACTTTAAGTTTAGTTATTCATTGGTGTATAGCAATGGAATTTATCATTGCCTTTCGCTAGATTATTTTCGCATATGGCGATTTTATATTGGCTCTGAAATTGGAGTTGGGATGCAAGGGAAATCAATCTCTGATTATTTGATTGGCCTGAGTTTAAAGTTTAAATGGTGGGAGCTTTCCGGTTCGAAAGTTTCCTTTCGATTCAGTCTTGTTGGGGGATATAATTTTATAGGATTATCACCATATGTAGGGCTGAATCTGAAATTTTGAGGGGACAGTGTCCCCGCAGTTAACGCAAAGGTTAACGCAAGGGTAAACGGATACATTTTGGTAATTCTATCCTTTCAAAAAGGACACCTCGAGGAGAAATTAACATGAATGGTGATAAATATCTTGAGTTGAAAGAGCAAATCAAAAAAGCAAGCACCTTGAGAGAGAAGGTTGAAATATTGTCGGTCATGGTGTTCATGATGGCGACAAATGATTTGCACTGTCTTGAAAAAAAGCAATTGGATTTAGAAAGCAGAATCAAGAAGCTATATAAAATCTTGATAGCAATCATAGTTTTATTGATTATTTCAAACCCAGATATAAGGGATGTGGCTTCCAAATTATTAATGTTATTGTTTTAGAAAATGAAACCATTAAACATAATAGCTTTTGTTCTTTATTTAATCATCGGGGCGATTGTGTGTATCCCGATGGCGATTGTGGCTTATTTTAAGTCTATCCCGATAATGTGGAAAAGATTGGAAGAAACAAATATTAAAAAATGAAGTGGCCAAAAGAACAATTTTTAAGGGCAAAAAAGGTTGTGCTGAAGATATTACTAGCGAAAGCGGGGATGTTTTGTTATTCATGTTATAATCGTTTTCTTAGAGATTATTTTGACGAAAGAGAGCTGGGAGAGAAGTGCATGAATTGTGGTTATCGCTATTTAACGGTTTATCGAGTTCCGGATAGTGTTTGGGAAAGGGTTACAGGTCGCACAAATGGAAGTGGTCTCCTTTGCCCTCGGTGTTGTGATGATATTGCAAGAAAGAAAGGAGTTTTGTTATTTTGGGAAGCAACAGAGGGAGAGTTTCCCACTAGGATTGATAAGGCCAAGGGATATGATTGGAATTCGCCCGAACAAAAAGGAGGCTAAATGTTTTTTAAGCTATTTTTGGCTGTTTTTTTAGTTGTATTCGGAATTCTTTGGGTTGTTGGTGTCGAAGAATTTGATTGTGAGGATTTTTCTTTAGGAAGGGCGCAATGTGCAATTGTTAGGCTTATTTCTCTTGCTCTTGCGTGTCTTACAATTACTGGTGGAATCATGGTGTTTTTGAGATTGTTAAAATAAGGCAAAGAAATAATAAATAATGACCCAAGAAAACAAGGTTAGTTTTGAGGCTTTAATTAAGCAATTAACTATTAAAAGCCTTGTGTCGGGAGATAAAGAAGCGGAGATAAAACTTCGGTTTATTCCCACAGAAGAAATACTTAATAAGCTAAATAAATTACACAAGGCTGATGATTTTGTAAGGGTGGTAATTCATGAAAACAGAGAGACCGGGCAGACCATCAAAATATGACCCGGAAAGACATCCGGAAGAAACCAGAAAACTAGCCACTCTAGGTGTAAATGAAGAAGATATTGCCTGGTATTTTGGAGTCCACCCCAATACTTTTGTTAACTGGAAGAAACAGCACGAAGAATTATTGTTAGCATTAAAAGAAGGGCAAGCTCACAAAAAGATTAGCCTTATGAAAGCAATGTATGAGAATGCGGTCAAAAAGCACAATGCTTCAGTTCAGATATTCCTTGCTAAAAATTGGCTGGGTATGAGCGACAAACAAGAAGTCCAGCAGACTACCGAGCTTAAGCCGCTGAAAGTCATTATTTCAAAAGAAACGGACACCAATGGTAAATAATGCCTCGAGTATCGGAAATAAGGCTTCATTCATTCCAGGTGAAGGCCTGGGAAAGCAAGAAGCGATTTATAGCCTTTTGCTCGGGTGTCCAAGGGGGGAAAACGACCTTCGGATCGGTTTGGGTGTTAAACGAAGCACAAGAGCGGGGACCGGGAGAATATATTATTCTTTCCCCCACTTACAAGATTTTAAAGCAAAGCACGCTGACCAAGTTTTTTGAAGTTGTGCCTCAGGGATATGGGGTTTACAACAAAGCCGAATCAACATTTGAAACGATAGATGGTCGGATGTTTTTTTTGCGGTCAGCGGAAAAGCCGGAATCAATCGAAGGCATCACGGCCAAAGCCATATGGGCTGATGAGGCATCTCTCATGAAACCCAATGCCTGGCTGATTATGCAAGGCCGGGTAAGTGCTACCAGGGGCAGGATTCTCTTGACATTTACTCCCGTGGCCTTGAATTGGATTTATCATGAGCTTTACAAGCGCTGGAAAGACGGCGATCCGGACTATGAATTTATCCAATTCCGGAATGTCGACAATCCTTATTTCCCAAAAGAAGAATACGAGAGGGCAAGGCGGACGCTGACAGAGACTCAATTCAAGCTGAGATATGAGGGGGTATTTACGAAGGCAGAAGGGCTGATTTATCCCGATTTTGGGCCTCAGCATATTATAGATGATTTTCAACCGCCGGATGATTGGCTGAAGATTGGCGGGATTGATTTTGGCTATAACAATCCGTTCGTAGCGCTTAAGGGGGCCCTCAGTCCCGATGATGTATTAATTATCTATGATGAGCATTACAAAGAAAGGGAGCTTCTTCAGGACCATGCCAAAAGGTTAGACCAGGAGATAACTTATTTTGCCGACCCCTCCGGAAAGCGGGAAATTGAGGAGCTATTGGCAATGGGATTTGATATTCAGTCGGCCGATAATGATGTGAATATTGGGATAAACAAGGTTAATGAACGCATTAAGACCGACCGGCTCAAAGTTTGCCGGCGATGCCGAAACCTGATTGATGAATTTGAAACATATCGATGGGAAGAAGAAAAAGATAAGCCGGTGAAGCTAAACGACCACTGCGTTGATTCACTTAGGTATTTAGTTATGGGGCTTGAGGAAATGAGAGCCGGCATTAGAGACGAGCTGATTGTTTTGCCTTAAAGAGTGTTCATGGAATATGAACGGATTGTTCGTTTTGGGTGAACATTTGAGGTCACAAATTGTGATTTCAAAGTTTTACCAAACCGCCAGCAATAGAATGGGGCGGTATAAAAATAGGAGGCATGAAATGAAAGAGGGTAAAATTTTTAATGAGTCTAGAGAAAGGCTTCATAAGTTAGCCTTAAAGTGTATGACTCCCCAAAAATCTAAAGAAAAATGGAAGATTCAATTTTTGGGATGGCTGAAAGAAATTTGTCCTTGGGGAAAAATGGGTGATTATTGCGAATTTATAGACAATCATCCGGCTTATCAAGAAGATTTAAATTCTGGGAAGGTGATAATTGTCCAGGTTTATACTCATGAATATAAATACTGGATTGTTGCGAAGAAAGGCTATCTAGGGTGTCAAGTAAGCACTCGCAAACCCCGAGCTGGCGAAACTTGGACAAGAGGAAATGATTTAACTGATGGGAAGTTTTGTCGAAAAACATGGGAAAACATCAAAAATGACATAATCAGGTATGAACTGGTTAGGTTAGCTAAAAAGGCCAGAGGTATTCCCGATTCAGTAAACGAGAAAAAATAAATTTTAATACCGCCCCATTTTATTTGTTTCGGAGCAAAAAAGATGAATGCAATGGAAAAATTTATATATAGCCTCGGGCGACTCCGAGGGTTTTTTCAAAAGGGAGTTGATGCCCCGCTGGGTGCTGAAACTTCATGGACAAATCCCTTCTTTTGGGGAGGGGGGCTTCTTCAATCCAAGAAACCGCGAACACCAGCGGAATATTTAAACTATTTTACGAGTTGGGTGTATATCTGTGCGTCACTAAATGCCACCACGTTGGCCTCTGTTCCTTTACGGCTTTATGTGGCCAAAGATAAGCGTGGCAGGAAATATTCACTGATTCAAACCAAGCAGATTGACAAGCGTCGGCTCAAATATCTTCATGGCAATAATGGCCTTCACAAATATCTTAGAAAGGCCGAGGAAGTGGAAGAAGTCACCGACCATGTTTTTCTTGACCTGATGACCAATGTTAATCCCTTCATAAATGCTCGGGATTTATGGGAAATTACATCACTTTTCCTTGATTTAACCGGAGATGCCTACTGGTATTTAGTGAAGACCAATATCGCCGGACAAGAGGTGCCAACTCAGATATGGCCGATTCCAAGTCAGTATATAAAGCCAGTGCCGGGTGAATCATTGGAAGATTTTATTAAAGGATATATTTACCGCCGGGGGAACCGAGAAGTAGAACTAAGCCGGGATGAGGTTATCCGATTTACTTATCCGAATCCCAAAAATCAGTTTAAAGGCTTTTCTTGCGTCCAAGGGATAGCTGATGCCGTCTACGTAAACATGAAGATGTATGAATTTGAAGAGGCCTTGTTCGAGAAAAAGGCTCGGGTGGGTGGAGTGATAGAACAAACCGAACGAGTATCCGAGCCATCACTTGAACGATTCAAAAAGAGTTGGGAGCAAAAATATTCAGGTGCTACCAATGCCGGAAAAACCGTCATTTTACCACATGGGATGAAATTTAATCGCAATACTATGACGCCAGAAGAATTGTCATTCATCGAAGGCCGTAAGCTGATGCGTGAGGAGATCGCTGCCGCTTTCGATGTTCCCATTGGGGCATTGGTTTCCAAAGATATAAATCGCGCCAACGCCGAAGTTGCCGACTACCGTCATATGAAAAACGGTATTCTCCCAAGGCTCCGCCGGATTGAGGAGAAGCTAAACGAACGCCTGCTTCCCATGTTTGATGAGCGGCTCTTTGTAGCTTTCGATAATCCGGTACCGGAAGATAAAGAATTCCAGCTTAAAGAACGAGAGGCATACACTAAAGCAAATATTTTAAAAATCAATGAGGTTCGCCAGGAGCTGGGCAAAGAGCCGGTGGCCTGGGGCGACTCGGCCTGGTTCCCAATGAATTTAGTCCCGGTCGAGGATTCAAAAAAAATCCTTACTGATGAGCTGGTAAGGCAAGCAAAAGAGAAACTCAGGGAGATGCTAGCATAAATGAAAGAATTGCTGGATAAACTTGCTCAAAAATTGGCGGTTAGTTTTTTGCGTGAAGAACTGAAAAATTCAGTTTTAAATGCCATAGTTGAGCGGCTGAAGGATGCCATAACTGAAAACCCAAGACAAGCTCTTTTTGAAAAACTATTCAAGCGCACAGCCAAGCATGAGCCTAAAATAAAAGAGATGCTCATTGGGATATGGAAAGAAGAAGAAAAGATTTTGGTGGCTAACCTGAAAAAGCTCAAAAAGTATTTTTCTCAGAGAAAAGATGAAAGTATGATTGACATGGTTATGTATCCTCGGGCGGAATTTGAGACGAAATTGTCCGAAGAGATGGCTCAGATTTTGGCTTTAATTTTGGCGGAAGAAGGACAGGCGGCTATTGAAGAATTGGTGGCTGATGCGGTTTTTAATATAGATACCGCTAGAATCCAAGAATGGATAGAACAATATACCCCTCGATTTTCAGAGAGCCTGGAAGAAGTAAATGTAACACTTCTTCGAAAAGAGCTGAAAGAGGGGATTGAAGCCGGGGAGGGGATTCCCCAGCTTATAAAGCGTGTTAATAAGACTTATGATAATTTTTACAAGATTCGTTCTGAGATGATTGCTCGCACCGAAACACTCAGGGCGACAAATAGAGCCAATGTTGAGGCTATGATTCAAAGCGGGGTAGTGAGGAAAAAAATCTGGATAACCATGTTCGATAATCGGACCTGTCCCTGGTGTGAACGAATGGATGGAAAAGTTGTTGCAGTAGAGGAAAACTTTTTCAATCAAGGCGACAGGTTTCCCATAGATTGGGAAGAAGATGGGCGGCAATATCATCGCACCATGAAGCTAGATTATGAAGACGTGGCCAGCCCGCCCCTGCATCCTCAATGTTTATATCCAGGAACGGAGTGTAAACCGGCCGGTGACATTATCGCGGGGTTGAGGAGTTTTTATCGGGGGAAGATTATTGAATTTCGGTTTTCCAATGGTCAATGGCTTTCCGTGACCCCCAATCATATGCTCCTCACGCCGTATGGGTTCGCCGCGGCGCATCTTCTCCGCGAGGGTGACGATGTATTGTATTGCCCGGTCAGTGAGGGGGAAGGACTTGCCAATCCAGATAATAACGGGAAGCCAACCATGATTGAGGAGATAATCGAATCTCTTTCTAAATCGAGCGGCGTGTTCACCGTGAGTATGCCAGTAGCCTCCGAATATCTCCACGGCGATGGGCGGTTCATGAATGGCAATGTCGATATTATAGGGCCCCACAGCCTTTTGGGGAGTGCACTTGAAACCAAGTTTTCGCAATTTTTCGGTGACCAACCTTTCAGATTCAGTGATACCAATTTGTCTCAATTCCCTAGTTTTAGCAACTTTACATCTTATTTCAAGGGGTTGGCGTTTGCCGCGGATAGCCTTGTGGGCGGCCTGCGTCAATCGTCTCCGTTCTTCTGGGGGCGTTTGGGCCATGCGGACATACATAGCTTCACTTCTTCCGCGGGGCTTAATACCGGCCTCAAGAAGCCGCCGGCGGATCACTCCGCGACTAACGCCAAATTGTTCAGCCAAGGCTTTTTCGGATTTCCCAGCCAAATAAAGGCGACAAATCAAGGCATCATTCAAGTTGAACCTGACGGGCGAGGGGTAATCTCCGGTGGAACGCATTTTGACACCAGCTTTGATAAGTCTATTCCTGATGGTTTCTCGTTGAGCTTTGACCAATTTAGAAATTTTCTCAACCGAGAGCCCGGACTTATAAAGACGACAAAGATAATTAGTATTAATGTCTTTTCTTATTCTGGACATGTTTATGACCTCCAAACCACAACATCATTATACATCAGCAATACTATTTTGTCTAGTAATTGTCGTTGCACAGTTAGCGCCTGGTTCGAGGATTAATATAAATCTTAAATTGGTAACGAAAATTGGGACTAATCTAGAGATATATTCTCGAGGGGTAGCTCAAAGGGCTACCGCCAATATTATGCCTTCCACGGCGACCCGTGGAAACCGGGGTCTAGCTTGAGGTCGACCAGCCACCACCCGGGTAATAAAGCTAGTCCCCGGCCTACTTACACAAAAGGGGGAATGAATGCAAATTTCAACTGAGGTTATAAATTTCCAAGACATAAATCCGGAGCAGGCCGGCAAGCTTGCTCAGCGATTGCACATAAAGAAGGATGAGATTAAATTCATCCGTAAATTCTATACATCCGAGAAAATCGAGTCTTCAGAAGACGAGAGAGCGGTTACCGCCATTGTTTCTACTGCCGACCGGGATAGAGACGGAGAGATAGTAAACCCTCGTGGAATAGAGATTGATGGATACTTGAAGAATCCCGTCCTCTTATGGGCCCATCGCTATATGGACCCACCCATTGGCCGGGCGATGTGGGTAAAAAAGAAAAAAGATGGTCTTGTTGCAAAGTTTGAGTTCTCGAGGTCTCAATTTGCGAATGAAATCTATCAGCTCTATCGGGAAGGGTTTTTGAAGGCATTTTCTATTGGTTTTATTCCACTTGACTATGATGAGAAAGAAAAGATTCACAAGAAGATATTATTGCTTGAGGTTTCCGCGGTTCCTGTGCCCGCAAATGAGAATGCCCTGGTGGTTGAGGCTTATCGGAAGGGCTTAATTCAATCAGTTCAGTTAAAAAAAGATTTAGCACTTGAAGATATTGATCTTGAATCAATAAAAACCAATGAGGAAGAAGAAATTGTTATTGATGCTGATACCAAACCAGAGACAACTGAAAATTATCATCGCATTCCTGTGGATGATCCGGATAAACACAAAGGACATAAAATTCGCACCATCACCGTTTCGGCTAAAAAGGGAATAAAAGCCCTTTATTGTGTAGATTGCAAGAAGATAATTACTTATTTGTTTGATAAAGACAAATGGACAATGGAAGAAGCCCGGCGGTGGGTAGATGAGCATAAGGGGCTTCTCGGTCGGTATGAGGAAAAATTAAATAGGAGTGAAGAAATGGAAGAAAAAACCATTGTTGAAATAGATGGGATTTATCAAGAATTAAATCCTGATGAGTTAGGCCAAACCGGAGAAGAAGAGGAAATCAAGCTGGAAGATGAGATTGAAATTGATGATGTTGAGCTGGAGGAGAAGGGGGTTATTCCCTATAAAGATTTGGGCAAGCTACCCGAAGACACGCCTTGGAATGGTCCCGCAGAAATTCGGGAAGCCGAGGTTTCAGACCTAAAACTCATGTGTGCTTGGTATGATTCAGAGAAGCCGGATATCAAGTCTAGCTATAAGCTCCCTCATCATAAAGCAAAGGGACATAAGGCGGTTTGGAAAGGTGTTGCCGCCGCTATGGCCGCACTTCTTGGTGCCAGAGGTGGAGTAAATATTCCCGATGCCGATCGGAAGGGCGTCTATAATCACCTAGCCAAACACTATAAGCAGTTTGATAAAGAAGTGCCTGAATTTAGGGAATATACCGAGGCTGAGCTGAAGGTCATGTTTCCTGAGCTCTATGAGGAAAAAACAGGGAATCCCGAAGAAAAACTGATGGAAATAGCAAATATAATCCGGGAGCAATATGAGAAGATTATCGCCGAAAAAGATGAGAGAATTTCAGAGTTGAAAGAAGGCCGGGTATTAAGTAAAAAGAATCGAGCGATAATTAAAAAAGCCATCGAGGCACTCCAGGAAGTTCTTGCGGCTGATAAACGCGAAAACGAAGAAGATGAAGGAAAAGATGACGGTAAAGAGATTGATATTGAAAACATTAAAACAGAACAAGAGGCCAATGCGAAAGATGTTGAAATGATTGTAGAGAAGAAGTTAAAAGATTTACTTGGCTCTATTGATATTAGCAAAGTTGTAAGTGACGCAATAGACCAGAGAATCAAACGGCTTCAAGGAAAGCTTGAATAAAATTATATATGGGGCTGTAGTTTAGAGGGAAGGCTCCGGTCTTGCACACCGGAAAACGCCGGTTCGACTCCGGCCAGCTCCATGCTTCTTCTTGTGCTAACCCATGTTAACCGGTTATCTATCAGTTAACATGGGTTAATACAAGAGTTTATCTCCGCTGGTGTCAGCAAGAGGGGGTTTTAATCTCTAAGCGGAGAATATCAGGTTTAAGGCCAATTCGGTGGAGATTGCCGCATAGAGCAATTAGCCGGGGAAAATTGGCTAAGCCGGAGATATAGACCCACCATCACAAAGATGGTCACTAAGAGAGAAAAATCGCCCGAAGCTGAAATATACCACCACGGAGAAAGAGAAAATCCTATTTCAGGAGAAAAAGAAAAATGACAAAAGAAGAACTTGAAAAATTGATTGAAGAAAAAGCGAAGGAAGTCACCGATTCTTACTTGGCCGACCAGTTGAAAGAACAGCTCCGGGATAAAAATTCAAACCCAGCAAAGAGGAAGAGGAGCTGAATAAAACCGCTCAAGAAAAGCGATTCAAGAGTTTTGGTGAATTCCTGACTTCTGTTTATAATTTCCGCCAGAATGGTGTCCGAGATGAGCGGTTGGTTTATGTTGATTCTTCGGGGAAAATTGCCACCCCGCCTGAATCTAAAACCATGACTGAAGGCACTGATAGCGCTGGTGGGTTCTTGGTGTTTGAGGAATTCCGAAAAGAGGTTCTCCAGGTTGGGTTAGAAGATGCCATTATTCGAAAGAACGGGGCAATGATTATCCCGATGGCATCCGACACCGTGAACATTCCTCGAATCGAAGACACCACTCACGCATCAAGTGTTTTTGGTGGGGTTCAGGCATATTGGGAAGGTGAAACCTCTACCATGACGGCTTCTGAGCCGAAATGGGGCAATTGCAAGCTTACCGTTCACCAGCTGGCTGGCTATACTAAGGCCTCCAATGCTCTTTTGGCTGATTCAGCCATCGGGTTGGAAGCATTCATTCGCCGGGCTTTCGGTGAGGCGTGGGCTTATTTTGAGGATGATGCCTTCATTGATGGCGATGGAAGCGGTAAGCCCCTGGGAATCTTGAATGCACCCTGTACCATCTCCGTAACTCGCCAGGCCAACAACAAAGTCTATTACAACGACTTGGTGAATCTCTGGAGCCGGTTGATTCCCGCTTCTCGACGGCGGGCGGTGTGGTTACTCAACCATGAGGTTCTTCCTGAGCTAATGAAGATGGGTGCCGGAAATGCCGCTCAGTCCAGCGGGCATAATCTCGTGTGGATTAACCGTGACCAGGGTGCCGCTCAATCCA